GCCAGAAGTTTACAAGAGGTTCATAAAGATCATTGACCCATATATCTAGGTTAGGATACTTTTTAGTAATATGAATTGCAACACTTCCCCCACCAAGAAATGGTTCACGAAACTGATCATAGTTTCGTAGGTCAGGAAAGTATGGGTCCATTTTGACGACTGCTCTACTTTTGCCGCCAGGATATCTCAAACAGGTTTTTAGTTGTTTTTGACTAATTTGCATTCAATTTCTCCATAATCATTTCATACTTTTCTCGGATCCTTTGCCAAGATAAGGTTTCATCAGATACTCCTAATAAATTCCATAATAAGATTGTCTTTTTCTTTAAAATAATTTCTATTAGAATGCGATCCACCATCCAAAAAGAAATGCTTTGGTTCTGGGTTACAACTAGCAGTAAGATCGTTACTACCAGATTTTCTAATATTATACAACATTGACCCAGGAACACAACAAGCTTTTAATTTATCTGGATCACTAAAAATATAATAATCAGCAGGAACAAAATTTGTTACATCTTTATCCTCCCCTCTTCCATTTTTTACAACTACTCCTCTGACTGCCATTTCAGATTTATTTGCAAATGTTACTTTCTTAGATTCGTATGTAACGTTATTTTTATCTACTAAATCTCTTCCTGTCAAATTAACTCTCTTCAAATTTTCATTACTATAAGCTTCGTAAGCAAGTTCAATCATCCTACCAACATCAAAATATTGTGTTGGGTCTGTATTCCCAGTTAGAGTTGAAAGAAGTCTAGAAAGTTTTTCTAAATCAATAACATTAACAAAATCAATTGATGTTTTCATAATCTTTAGGATGATACTTCAAATATTCTCTAAAAGTCAGTTTCATTTCTTTCTGCGTCATACCACAATGCTTTGCAGCAGCAGGAAGATTTAATGTAGCACGAAACAAACCTTCATTTGCTTCTTTTACATTTTGAGGATTTGTTTTTACTGGCACATCATAAAGAGATGCCTTATTGATTTTATAAAGACTCATCTCCACTCACACTCACACATTATTTCAGTCAATGCTGCCAGAAGATTAATCTCTTGATCAGCAACAAAACTACTTTGATAAAGATACTTTGCAATTACAAGAACTGCAGCAGGGATTGTCTGTGGAGTCAGATGATTATAACAAGAATCATATACCCTACGGAGAATCAAGTTAGCATCATTATCTAAATTAGAAACAACCCACTTTCGAACTTCTGTAAAGTTCTTCTCTTTAAGATATTTGATCAACTCATCTACAGAGATGTCTGAGAAAGATGCAAGAATGCCTGAGTCAATTTTGCCCCCCACCGCATATCTTTGGCACTCGTTAAGGACTCTCCTGAAGTCGGGGAAATGTTTAGAGATGATTTCAACAAGGACTTTTTGATCATATTCGATGCGTTCCTCATCCAAGATGTTCTGTAAACGCTTGAAAAAGGATCCCGCCAACTTGGTTTTTTCTTTCCCTTTGATTGTGAAGTCAATGACTGCACATCGGGAATGGAGTGGTTCAATGATTTTGTTTTTGTAATTGCAGGTAAAGATGAATCTACAGTTGTTATAAAATGTCTCAATATTCGCCCGTAGAAGGAGTTGAACGTCGTTGCCCGTGTTATCTGCCTCATCGATGATGATGACTTTGTGTTTAGAAGATTCCGTAAGTGATACGGTCGAAGCAAAGTTCTTTGCTTGGTTCCGCACAGTATCCAAGAAACGTCCTTCGTCGGATCCGTTAATGACATAAAAATCTGCTCCTAACTCATTACACAACGCTTTTGCAATAGTTGTCTTACCAATACCGGGAGGTCCTGCAAGAAGAAGATTTGGAATCTCTCCTTTTGCAACAAACTCCTTAAATGTCTTTTTAGTATCATCAGGAAGAATACAGTCGTCAATAGTTTTTGGGCGATATCGCTCCACCCAGATAAAATCACTGCTCATAATTTAAATCCAATCAGGTTTTTTCAATTCGCAGGTAGGAACAATTTCCCACCATTCGTTCCCATCAAAAATATACAACTTGCGTGTATCTTTGTCTAGGAAAACATCACCTTTTTTGTATTTCATACCCATTCAGGTTTTCGTTCGGGCATACGAAGGTAATTGTCTTTTACCCAAGTTTTAGAAGCAATATACCTTTTATATGCCTCAAATGTATCTATTGAAGTATCATATTTAAGTTCATCAGGCATCGCTCTTGCAAATGGGGTTACATTAGTCAATTTTCCTTTTGGAAACAAATAGTATGCCTCTAAAAGAGTATTATAGCACGAATGTGCTTTGCCATACCGCAGTTGAAACTCATCACAAAGATTCATTCCATGTTTAATCAACCAGTAAGCATTATCAATAGATTTTGCTGCCCACTGGGTGCAAGGATGGTTACGAAAAGCACCTTTTTCAGTAGCATAAGGATTTCCATCCTTTTTATGAAGTTGCCCATAATTATGATACCACTTTGATGCCACAATAGAAAGCATTTGGCAGCATTCAAGGGGCATCTTTGTTATATGGCGGTCAGGAAGTGTAATAGCACTTTCTGCAGGAAATTGATGCGTAACAAAAATATTCATCAGAAACAATACTTTTGAATAACATACTTTACTTTTTCAGGTTTATCTTCCATCCAGAATGCTTCCCTGTCAATATTTTTCAAGTTTCTATCAAAAGCAATAACTTTTTTCAAATCTGCCTCTTTTTGATAGTTTAAATACATGCTCGAAGAATTAATTCCGAAAGGAGTCAAATATCTAAAGTTGGTCCTACAAGATTGAGCAACATGAACAGATTCGTGCAACAAAGTTTCATTTACATTTTTTTCAATACTTGGATAACTTTTAATTTTATCAGTGCATATTGAAAGTGTTTTTTGGGAAGCGTTATAAAACCCAAAGACATCGTATTTTCGACAAATAGAAGAATTTTCAACTACTCGAACTTTTTTAGATATCATTTTATAGACATCCATTTGTTGAGTAGAAAGATAAAAAAGAAATTCCATCACTCAAAAGTAGAATCAGGTTCTAGAGCAATATAATACGTCAGATTATACTTACTATTCTTAAACTGTGACAAAAGTTTAGAAGACACCACAACATCATAGGGACCGGGAATGATCTTGATGTTTTCAACTTTGAAGTTGAATGTAAATTCTTTATCGGTTTCACCAACAACGATAGAATATTCGTTAGAAGTATCATTCTTCTTATCACGAACCACAAGGCGAATTACACCCGCTTCACCAACTGCAGAAAGATCGGGAAGTTGATAAACTGCTGCTGCCTTGAGGAGTTTCTCCAAAGTCACACTCTCAAGTTGAAAACAAACATCTTTGGAAGGAAGTTGAATCTCTTTATCGGGAGGTGAGATAATTACATTTGGATCGGCATAGAAATACTTAACCCTACGCTTACCTTCACGAATCATAATGTGAGAATTTTCGCCAAAGTCAAGGTCAGGGTCTTGATGAAGTCCCAGTCCATTCAAAAACTGGTTTAGATCATAAATTGCAAACTCACGGGGAAACTCTTCTGTAATATCTGCTTCAGCAAGAATGTTTTTTGCTACAGAAATTGTGCGGAGTTTATTTCCTTGCTTAACAAGAATAGAGTTATTAATACCAGCAAAGTTTTTAAGAACAGTCAGAGTGTTATCAGAAAGTTTCATTTTTGTTCAACAAGATTCAGATGATTGATCAGAAGAATAGTATAGTGCAAAACTTTGAAGAGATCTGCACGAGGAGTGCCTTTCGTATCGTAACGATCAATATACTTGGTTACATTACCTGCACAAAATCCCTCACGACGATTGTGTTTGATTTTATCAAGTGTCTGTTCCGTTCCACCACCAGTTCGATCGACATAATGCTGACTATAAGTTCCAGCAATATATTGTTCAAGTTGTTTCAGGATTTGGTCTTCATTGTATTTCCAAAAATGATTCGCGTTGTCGTTCATAGTCAATGATTTTTTTGTAAGGTCCAAATATCCACTATGTTCATTCATAGTGAGTGTAAATTCATTTGTAGAATAAGGATGTTCGTCCATAATAAAGGGGAGGTCATAGTTTTACCTTCCCCAATTATATCAGAACGGAGCAGGTTGGTCAAGGTCATAAGTTACGTGCTCACCGCCTTCAGAAGGCATCTTGAAATCAGCATCCACTTTATCATAAAGTTCAAGAAAAGATTGCTTGGTCTCATCGTCAAAGCGATTCACACACACTTGGA